AATACGGAATGAACGCCAACCATTGCTTTCTACGTCCCATACAGATATGGTATTAGGATTTTCAGCTTTTGGCAAGCTTTCTGTCAAAAGTTGTTGTTTTTCTGCAACAACTTGTGGAATGTATTCTGGGAGCAACGTGCAATTCATCACTCTTTCTGTTCCGTCAACCTTCGTGAAAACAACAGTAACAACCGAATTTTGCAAAACTTCTTTAAGTTCATACTTATTTAACATTTTCACGTTCCTCATAGTTTTTAATACAAACAGTCATGTTTTCATTAATTTCATCGAAAACTTCTTTCATGTAGTCATCAGAGGTGTCTGTTGCTCGCACAACAACACCAAGAAAACCACTTTCAACCATTCTTTCCACATAATCTAAAGGTGAAGTTAATATTGCTTGAAATCTTTCTGGCAAAGAAGGTTTTTTGTTTACATCAGGAAATATGATAATATCATACAAATCGCCCATTGGCGAGCCGTCTTTTTTATTACCTGTTTTTATTAGTTTAAATGCCGAAATATTAATTGATTGATTGTCTTGACGATAAAAATCAACACCGTCATATAAACTAGGATCAATCTTTTTTAAGTCCATCATTTAATACCTTTTAGGTGATTTTTTCTAACTCTTACCATTATCCAAGTATTGTAGTATTCGTTTGATTCAAGAACACATTTTTGAAATTGTTCTTTTGCTTCCATGTAACCACACTCGCCTTTTGTTTTACAAAGATAAATTATTTCCCTTTTAAACATACTTTGTCCAAGTAGTTTAACATCATTTTGTAGTTCTGTGTTAGAACCAAAGTATGTTTTCCAATCCGAAGATAATTTTTGCCGTTTTTTCTTACCTTTAATAACTTTTGTTTTTAACGAGTAAAAAAACTTTTTCCCGATATATTTTTTACCGGTCTGTAAATTTGTAATTACATATACAAAGCCATAGTTATCCTCTATCTGCTCTTCAGAAAAATCTTTATCTTCGTAAATCCAATTTATTTCCATCCCTCTATCTCATCATCAAAGTCATCCTGATCTATATATTCTTCTTGGATGTCCTCGATTTTCTCGCCACAGAATGGGCAAAAACTTGGCGTATCGTCAGATACTAGTTCTTCTTCATAGACTAACTCAAAAGATGATTCACATTCAGAACACTCTGCTGTTATTACTTTTTCTATGATTATTCTCCTTTCAAAATTAAGCGGCTTTTCCCCAAACTTCATCCCATGTTCCAGATAATGCACCCTTTGCATAATCAGTAGCACGATTCTCAAAGAAATTGGTATGAGTTGGTGCATTAATCATTTCTTCAACCCAAGGCAATGGATTCTTTTTCACTTTCATTATGCCCTTGAGACCAAGACTAATAAGGCGACGATCAGTAATGTAACGAATATAGGTTTTAACGTCATCAGAAGATAGATTATGCATATCGCCCATGCCGAATGATAAATCAATAAAACGATCTTCGAGGTCAACCATTCTTGTTGCAATAGTGTAGATTTCAGATTTGAGAGTATCGTTCCAAATTTCACGATTTTCCTCTATGTAGGTTCTAAACAATTTAATCATTGACTCGGCGTGCATAGTTTCATCAACAATCGACCAAGTTACGATTTGACCCATACCTTTCATTTTTCCTTGACGCGGAAAATTCAGCAGCATAATAAATGAACTAAACAATTGCATACCTTCAGTAAAAGCGGAGAATAATGCAATATTTTTTGCTACAGATGATGTGTTCACTAAGCTATTAGATTGATTCAAAACGTAATCATGTTTATCACGCATCTCTTGATATTCAAAGAATTGATTATATGTAGTTTCTGGTAGCCCAAGAGTTTCAATCAAATGACTATATGCAGCAATATGTAAAGCTTCTCGCGCAGCAAAACCAGATAACATCATACGAATTTCAGGCTGAGGAAAATGAGGTAAGTAATTACGGACGTAACCGCCAGCAACATCAATATCTCCCTGCGTAAAAAATCTAAAAATATGCGTAAGAAATTCTTTTTCATTTTGTGTCAATTTGTTTTTCCAATCTTTAACATCTTCGATCATTGGAACTTCAGTGTGTAGCCAATGACTTTGTTCATGTTTAAGCCATGAATCATATGCCCAAGGATATGTGAAAGGTTTAAAATAATTTCGTTCATCTGTTAGTTTTAGTTTCTTTTTAACCATTTGCCCACTCTCTTATTTGTTCTGGTGAATGTACTCCAACCAACCCTTTTTCAGTTTCGCCATCTTTCAGAATTAAAGTTGGAACTGATCGAATTGCATATTCAATAGCAATATCTTCGAAAACATCAATATCAATCACTTCAATTGGAATATCTAAATTAGCTAACTCTAAATTTTTTGATAATGCCTTGCATGGTTGACACCAAGAGGCAGTAAAACGATAAATCTTTTTCATTTGAATCCTTTACTTGGTATACATTACATCAGTTGTATCACCCAAACGCCATTTTGGATTTGTTTCTACAATATATTTTTTTGTGCAAACTTTAAAATCTGGAAACAACATTTGTTTTGGGTTGCTTGCAGCATCAAAAAATATACATCGATTATTTGGCTGTGCTGCATATTGCCCATTATCAAGTTCAATAAAATTGAATGACTTATGATCTTCTGGCCATTCACTATAGCTAGTGTCGATTATATTCAAATCTGGGCTTGCATTGTCAACAGTAAAAAGATAATTGCCAGAATAAAGCTGTTTATCTTTTGCATAAAACTGACATGATAAGTTTCGAAGAAATGCCTTTTGTAAGATTGCAATATTATAGCTGAAGCAATCCCATATTTGAAGAGTATCGAGAGGTAAAAATGAAGATATCTCTAAATTATCCTTTCTGCTTACATATGCATGTAAAGGTAATTTATCATAAAGTGCCCCATATCTAGGAAGATATGATTCGATTCGAAAAGCTTGACTTCTCAAACTTTTAATTGATACCCAAATACACGGTTCATATTCGCCGTGACCCTTTTCAAAATCATAAAGGAATTCACGGCGAATATAACAATGTACAGGAGGAAGGTTTGCAACTAGAAAAGACATTTCAACCCTCACACGCTAAACATTCTTCACCACGTGCAAGTGCTTTGAGATCGACCTCTTGAATAACTTGCCTTTCAATTTTGTTTGAAACTTTATCCGCTTTGCCGATTTTTTCTGATCTACAATAATAAAGAGTTTTGAGACCTTGTTTCCAAGCTTGAAAGTGTACAGCATGAAGATATTTAATGTCTACGTCAGGTCTGAAAAAGAGGTTAATGGATTGCGCTTGGTCAATGAAATTCTGTCGGTGACTTGCGTGTTCCACAATCCATCGCTGGTCAATCTCCATAGACGTTTTGAATACGTCTTTTTCCCAGTCAGATAGTATACTAAGGTGCTGAACTGATCCGTCGTTTGCAATAATGCTTGACCAGATTTCTTGGTAGTCCACTGATTGTTCATCAAACTTCTCCTTAATGATTTTATCGAGAAACTTATTTTTATTCAAGAAAGATCCCGATAGAGTGTCTTGACGATAAGCATTAGCGCGATAAGGCTCAACACTAGGGCTGGTATTACCCATAATAATAGATGAGCTTGCATTGGGAGCAATAGCCATAAGATGGGCAAAACGATTCCCAGAGCCAACGCAATCGGGGGCTTCACCGCGTTCGGTGCCCAATTCTTTATTTGCAACATCGAGTTTACCTCTCACATTGTTAAAGATTCTTTTGTTTACGCTCACTGCGAGTGATGATTCCCAGGGGATGTTTTTCTTTTGTAGATATGCATGAAAACCGAGGGCACCAATACCAATAGAGCGTTCCATAGAAGCAGAATATCTTGCTCGTGAAATGCTATCAGGAGCATTATCAATGAAATACTGTAGAACGTTATCAAGCATCTCGGCCACGTCCCGAAGAAAAAGTTCGTTATCTTTCCAATCATCATAATACTCCAGATTTAATGAGGACAAACAACATACTGCGGTTCGATCTTTATCTGTTGGCAATACAATCTCACTACAAAGATTTGATTGTTTAATAGACAATCCTTTTTCTTTTTGAAACCAAGGCAAGTGACGATTGCTTGTATCAATGAAGTGAATGTAAGGTTCACCGGTGAGCATTCTCGTTTCAAGAATTTTTTGCCACAGTTCTCTGGCTGAAACTGTGTCTCTAACTTCACCATTATTTGGATCAACTAGATTCCAAGAATCATCAGCACTTGAATCTAGCATGCACTTCTCAATAATCTGCATAAAATCATCAGTGATATTAATACCATGATGCAGATTTAATGCTCGCATATTAGGATCGCCTGTTGGTTTCCGCATTTCAAGGAAGAGATGAATATCAGGGTGGGAAACATTAAGATATGCAGCATAAGAACCGCGGCGAGTGCGACCTTGACGATATGCCAACGAGGAGGCATCGTAAGTACGAAGGTGAGGCATAATGCCAACAGACTTGTCATCAGCAGAACGTATTCCAAGACCAATTCCAATTCCGCCTCCTAACATTGATAGCCAGTTTACCTCTGAAAGACAGTACACCAAACCTTCTGCACTATCATGTAAGTACGGTAGAAAACATGAAATAGGCAGGCCACGACGAGAACGCCCAAAAGACAAAATGGGAGTAGAATAACTGAGCCAATGCTGACTGCTGTACTCATATAACCTTTGAGCGTGTTCCGGCGAGGAAGAGAATGCTTTTGATACATACGCAAACCTATGTTGTGGTGATGTTTCGTTTTCCATCATATAGGATTCTTGCAATCTTTTTATTCCAAGAGTGTCGAATAAATTATCCCTACTTAAATCTATATCAATATCCAAATACTGCATGTTTTTTCCTTATACAAACAATTCTAGTTGTGGAGGCTTCCACCCTTCTGGTTTTAAAACTTTACCATCATCACGCTTTTTAACTTTGCCTGTCACAGGATCTATTTTAGACAAATTTGAGTTTGCAACTTCCTTCCAAGCACCTTCTACATTATAACCTTTCATATAACAATAACCCAGAATAACCCAAATCATATCCATACATGCGTCAAGTTGTTCAATATCATCTTGTTTTTTTAAGCCATCTTGAAATTCCCAAAACTCTTCTTTAATAAGATTTCGATACAGACTAATATTTTCAATACAACGTTCTTGTTCACACGCTTCGATAAATTTAACCACATCATTATACATTAACAAACTCCTTAATCATTGGAAAAATAGATTCAAGTGTATCTGCACAAGCAAGAGCTATTTCACGATGTTCTTTTTGTGTCCCGTTTGCGGAGCGGAGTTGTATGTAGTGAACCCAGGACCTAATGGTTCCTGCCATGTAAATTCTAGATACTGTTATTTCAGGTAGAACACCTCTTGCTTGCTCCTTTGCAATACCTTTATCGATAGCCCATTCATAAGCACTTTTTGCCTCCGTAAGAACTCTTTGTTGCATCATCTCCCATTGATAAGCAAGCTGCCTTTCCTTGTCGTTATTGAAATCAATTTCTACAGAGTTTTGCCTATTTTTCGTATCTTGCAATCTTGCTTCTTTTAGTTTAAATCCCATATCAGCTACCGCATATCGCTGACTAAACTCTTGAAAAGAGAAAGAACGATGCCTGATGATTTGTCTTGCAATATCTCTTGTTGTATTGATTTCAAGACAAGCGGAAACCATTTCAAGAGGAGACCAGTGATTATTTTTAATCAGATAACGAACTAACTTTTCTGCTGTTGCATCGTTGTTTTGATTAGATGGATTTGAGACTCTTGCAACAAAAGCAATTTGTTCCAATAAATTTTTACCATCTTCACCTCTTGAGTAACTAATTAACTTTACTAAATTTTCTTCCATTGTATATACTCCATTTTCGCTCTTAAATTCACAAAGGTATTTTTGTCAATTATATCAATTAATTCTTCTTGTGTAAATCCGCTTAAAATCATCTCATTTATATCTTTTTCTTCAATCATCTCTGGCCAAATACATATTGAAAAATGATTTTCGATTGCTTTATCCATCATTTTACAAATATCTTTATTTCTTGGTTCATTATCAAAAATCAATACTATATTTTCTTTAGGAATATACTTCGATGAATTTGTTAAATTTGCATCAGCAGTTGCTACAGCATTTGGTAAAAATAAAGAGTCAATAGGGCCCTCAGTAACATAGACCTTTTCGTTTTTGTTTACTTTGTTTAAACCAAATACTTTTATAGAATCTTCATTAAATTTAATTGTAATGTATCTGATTTTTGAATCACGTAATGCTCTACCTTGAACCGCTAAAAGAGAACCATCTTCATCATAAAAGGGTATTACAAGTCTAGGATCATCGTCTTTTAAATCCTTTTCATTATCAGGAAAGATTTCGTTTACGAAAGATTTAAAATCTTCAGCATAGTATAGATTATCATATGTATCCTGTGGAATTTTTCTTCCTATGCAATACTGTCTTGCAAAATGCTCTTCTGACAAATTTTTGATGTTAGGAAGATTAATTACCATTTTCTTTTTGGTAAATACTGGCGCTTCAAATTTTATTTCTGGTTTTTCTGGTTTGGGATAATTATGATTTTTTGTCTCGCCATTTGTAAACCTTTCCAACGCATAATCTTTTGCAAGATTGCCATCTAATAAATTGATAAGATTATACATTGTATGCCCGACACCACAGTTCTGGCATTTAAAATAATAATCATTTTTCTTTCTGTAAACATACCCTCTAGCCTTGAGTTGATTCTTTTTAGAATCACCGCAAAAGGGGCACCTAAAATTATATAAGTCCTCTTTTTTCTCAGAGAACCTACTCAATTTTGGTGAAAGGAGTTTTAAGAATTTTCGATCAATGTATATTGACATAACAAAAGTGTAGAAAAGTTTAATTGAACATTTTACTAATCATATCAAGATTTACGTTAGAAATCAACCATGCCAATGCAACAATACCTCCTGCTGCCATCCATTTCCATTCTAGTATTTTTTTAATTTCACCATCTTCTTTTTTATTGTGTTGTTCTATATGATCACGAAGAGACTTAATTTCTTCCATAATCCTTCGTTCAGTCAACTCTATTTTATCAGATAAGTTTCTATCGACTGTTGTTATTCTGGAATGCAGCTCTTTTATATCCATAATTGTATCATTTTTTCTTTTATCCATATCTGAATATATTTGGTTGACAATTTTGTCTTGATTGTCCATAAGTTTTTCTATTACTTTGTCCATTTTATCACAGAGTTGAGTCAGTGAGGCTACTTGTGTTTTAAGTACACCTACATCCACTTTCATCTGTACCGACTCTTTTTCGTCCATTATTTTTTCTCTGGAACTTTCGTGCCTTCTAGTTTTTGGTGCACTTTGATTTCTTTACATTCTTGAACAGGTTTACCATCTTTATCTAAAACTTTTTTGCCATCATTTGTTATTTTATCGACACATACTTTTTTCACTTCTGCTGCGGCAAATGAGATATTATGATAACTTAGCAGAGGAATTAAACCTATGATTGCTGCTGTTATAATCAGTTTCATATTTAGCCCCTTATTTAAGTAATGGTTGTGGTGTTGCTGGAGGTTTTGGTGCAAATCTCTCGGCTACTGTTACACCTAATCCTGCAATTGAGATATACATCATACCGTCAAAAAGATGTGTATCTATTTTGAAACCAAAAAATAGATTTGCTAAAAAGGCGACACTGCAAAGTATAAAAGCGAGAAACGTAACTATTCTTTTACTGCTCAGACCATCATCGTTTATGCTTGATTGGAAAATACTTACAATTGGTGGCATTTTAAATCTCCGGTTGTGGTGCAGGGGGTGGTGCTAGTTTACCACCAAATCCTGGTGCGGGAGGTATTGTTGTTTGTGGGCTTAGTGAAGGTTCAACTTTCTCCGCTCTTTTTACTTCTGGAGCAGGCTTTCTTGTTTCTTCCATCGTTGTTTTGAAAGACTCAGTTGCTTGCTTTTGTGCTGCAAGCATAGCTTCTTGTTCTTCTTTCGGTCTACCCGCTAACATAATACCCGATAATGTGCCTGTTAGGAATGTTGCAATCGGAACAATTAGCTCAAAGAATTTCTGATCGATTGGTGACATTGCATTCAATGGTTGTGTTACAAAAATAATTGAATACAATACAACGAATACAATGCCTGTGAGTGTTAGCGCAAGACAAACTCCAATAAAGAATTTCAATCTTGCCATCAACTGATCTTCAGTATATACAAATGGCGTATTATTTTGCATTATTCACTCCTTGCGGGGGACATGCTTGACATGTTTGTCCAGTTTGTGTTAGTGGTTGATTTCTCGTTTCTGGTGGTCCTAATCTTGGATCACGTTGTCCTTTGAATATGTGTTCGGGGCATGTTCTTGTTACATCACAATACGGCATCTTACACATTTCCTTATCCCAATTTTTAGGATCTTGACAAGGATATCTAAAACGATCTCCACCAAATATTGCTAGTGTAAGAGGAAGTAATAACAAAATGAGTAGACCAAGAAATAGTTTTCTATCGCTCACCATTTATACCCCCAGAACGTGTAAAGTGTGTTCGTAATGTTTAAGGTGATCATATTATACTGCGGTAAACGCGGTGTCTAATGGTATCAATGTTATTGCTGTTGATATCTTACTGCAAGTTAGATATCGGAATATTGGATTAGCATATAATACCACATTTCCTGCTACACCGTTGATAGCACGATTGGTTGCTTGTGCATTTGATACATTAAATGTAACCACGCCAAATTGCATACTGGCAGTTCCACTCATTGTAACTCCATAAGTGTTAGCAGCAGCGCCAGTATTATTAAGGATACAAGTAGCCATACCAAATTGTGCTGTTCCACTTAATGTTATAACAGCGCCCGTATTAGCATCAATGGAACTATTCAACATAGTTCCAGTTGAATCGTTTGCTAGGTTCAATACTTGTCCAATTCCATTAGTTTCAAGATTGTCAATCTGACAATATCCACGCTGAATATCAATAAGATGAGTTGAACCAGATGCTCTCGACATAGAGCAATTAAGCAATGATACACGTGTATCATTGCCAGTATTATTTGCATATACACAAGATTTACTACTGTTTTGTTGGTACACATAAGTATCTTCTAGATAAATTCTACAAGTATTAGAACCATTTATTTCAATGCCGTGATAAGCACCTGTTGGAAGAATAGCAACGTGAAACAAACCAAAGTGATTAACATCTAGAGCAGTTGCTCCAGAAACAGATGGTGTAATAATAACGTGTCCGTGAATCCATATCGGTATGTGTCCTGCGTCTGGTGTATCACCAACAATAAAAATATGACCACGAGTTAATGTAATATTTTCTGTAGTTGCACTTTTTAGAATAATAAACTGTGGGTTATCAACAATTCCTCCTGATATGTCAATCGTCAAACTACCATCAGCAATTCTTGCTTCAATATATGCCAAAGCAGCAGTGATTGATAAGAAAGGATTGTTTTCACTTCCAGTTGAAGTACCAGCTACAATATCTGTTCTACTTGGATCAACATACCATTGATTGTCTGCTACGTTAACACTAACAGGTTCCG